TATTATGGTAATGTGTGTTTTTAGATTAAATACCGAAGNATTACAAAATTAAAAAGTGCAACTGTCTTTTTAGATGGGGTGTGGGCAAAAATAGAAGCATATCCTAAAAATTATAAAAACGAACATAAAGAATATGAAATATTCTAATTAAATGACTCATAGAGGTTATTATAGATAAGGCAAATCTATATTTAATGAAGAGAGAAGATGCAGGAAAATTTAAATGTATATTTTATAGGTAATATAAATTATACAGAATTTAAATCCTCTACTATTGAAGAGTGTTATGAATATTTAAAAGAGAAACCTGTCATTTCTCTTGATATTGAGACCACTTACAAGTTTGGAGGACAGTACAGAGGTGAAGGATTAAACCCTTATCTCTCAGAGATAGTTATGTTTCAAATTGGAGATTTAGACCGCCAATATGTTATTGACTATCGAGTTATTGATGTTAAGAAGTTATTACCTTTATTAACATCACCTGATATCACCATTGTTGGACAAAATATTAAGTTTGAATACTTACATATTTTACATAATGAAGGTGTTAGAATTAACAAGGTCTATGATACTATGGTTATAGAACAAATACTATTTAATGGTTTAAAACCCGAAGTTTCGCTTAAGGCATTAAATAAAAAGTATTTAGATATAATTGTAGATAAAGATATAAGATTAGAGTTTAGTACAATTGGAAAGAAACAATTTACACCAAATCAAATTTTATATGGTGCTGAAGATATCCTTTACCCCCTACACATTAGAAAATTTCAATTAGAAGATGCTATAAAAAAAGACATCACAAATTGTATATCACTCGAAATGTTGTTTGTAGAGGTATTAGGAGATATTGAGTACAAAGGTATGAATTTTGATACTGAAATTTGGACTAAAAACTATGATAAGAATTTAATTGATTACAAATCAATATTAATTGAGCTAGATGAATATGTATTAACATATTATAAAGATTCTAAATTTATTGATAGACAGTATGACCTCTTTAGTAATGAAGAAAAGACTACAATCAGTTGGACTAGCTCAGCGCAAGTTATAAAATTCTTTGATTACTTAGGTATATGCCCTCAAGCTGTATCAAAGTCCACAGGAAAACTATCTTTTACAGTTAATGCGAAAGTATTATCTGCATCTTTATTTACTATAAATAAGGATATACCAAAAAGAGAAAAAGATTTAATCCTAAAGTATTTAAAATTTAAACAACAAGAGCAATCTTGTACTATTTTTGGAACTGCTTTCTTTAAGTATATTAATCCTGTTACCAATAGATTACATAGTAATTTTAAACAGATATTAAATACAGGAAGAATTAGTAGTACCAATCCTAATTTACAAAATATACCAGCCGATGATGGATTTAGAGGTGCATTCACTTCTCCACCTGGGTATAAAACTGTAAATGCAGATTATAGTGGTCAAGAAACTGTTATTTTAGCTAATGTATCTAAAGAACCTAATATTGTAAAGCTAATACTTAAAGGTAATGATATGCATTAAAAAAGCAGTGCATATAAAATTGGGTGAATTCAGGGAAAACCCTATGTTGAAAGACGTATATAGGACAATCCTGAGCTAAGTTTTCAGCTAAATGCTGATTAAAAGTGCAACGACTAGATATTGAAACTACAAATGTAGAATATAATATATCCACGAGCGCCCAACATAATAAAAATAATTATAAAATAAATGTGTAAATATTAGGAAATGTAGCTACAATTTCGTATATTGTAGCTATGAAAAAAATATGTACACAATGTAAGTTGGAAAAAGAATTAGAAAATTTTCCAAAGACTTATAAAAAGAAAAAAGATGGAACTCCTATATGTGGAGGACGAAAAGGTAATTGTAGAAAATGTGAAAATCTCAGAAGAAAAAGGGCTTATGACAAAAATCCAATTACAAGAATGTTAATGAATTCTAAATCTAGAGCTCAACAAGATAATTTAGATTTTAATATTACATTAGAAGATGTTCCAATCCCAAAAAATTGTCCAATATTAGAAGTACCATTAGTTTTAGGTACAGCTACTAATTATGATTTTGCACCTAGTATAGACCGTATAGACTCAAGTCTAGGTTATATAAAAGGGAATGTAAGAGTAATTTCTTTATTGGCAAATAGAATGAAAAACAATGCTACTAAAGAGCAATGTTTACTTTTTTCAAAAAATATAATTAAATATTATGATGATATAGTCTGAACTATATAGTAATATATAGAAGTAGTAATTAAAAAAGCTACGATAACAATAAAGTGTTTTGTAGTTAAAGCATTACATCCAGAGTTAAGTGACTTATCTGATGATGATATAAAAAAGTATCATAAAGATAAAAGACAAATAGCTAAAGCAGCAGGTTTTGCTATTCAATTTGGAGGTAATGGACATACCATAGCAAAGAATTTAGGTATATCTGATGAACAAGGTGAATCAGTATATAATGCTTATTTTAGAGCTTTCCCAGAACTAAAGAATTACTTTAATAAAGTACAGCGGGAATCTAAACAGCAANGATATATATTGATAGACCCAATTACAGGTAGAAAAAATTNGTTTAAAAAACCTAAAAATAATAAAGAACAAGGTGCTATTGATAGAGCAGCATTAAATTTCCCTAGAATGTATGGGGCTTGTTATCGTGAGGTAGCATAGAAAATTACGTGAATTGCTGGAAAGCCAAATGTAGAAATACACATGCCAATCAGCAGCCAAGATTAACTGGGAAGTTAATAAGGTTCAGAGACTAATACATACCTTCTAGAACAGAAGATGGAGTAACAAGAGCGCGTAATATCTTTATAATTTTAATTATTATAAATTATCCGATGTAAGATTTGGATAATTGAATTATATTTTGTATCTTTGTATAAATTTAAAACTTATACAATGAAAAAATGTTCAAAATGTAATTTAGTGCAAGAATTAGATGATTTTTATAATCATAATAATACTAGAGATGGTAAGACNCATCATTGTAAGAAATGTATGACTGCATATAGAAAAGAAAATGCAGAAAAACAACGTCTTTATATGAAAAATTTAAGAGATACTGATAATGAAAGGTTAAAAAAAATGAAAAGAACTTCATATAGAAATACACCACCTTATTTAAAAGTATTTTATCATTCTCAAGGCAGTGCTAAAATTAAAAATATAGAATTTAATTTGCAACCTGAAGATATAATAGTTCCTAATGAATGCCCTTATTTAAAGGTTCCATTTATTATCGGCACTAAAGAAAGTTATCAATATACTCATTCTCTTGATAGAATAGATAATGATAAAGGATATATTAAAGGTAATGTAGAGGTAATTACTAAAAAAGCTAATTCAATGAAAAATAATGCTTCAACAGAAGAATTAATTTCATTTGCATTAGAAATAATTAGAAGAAATAAAGATAATGATATAGTCCAAACTATGTTGAAAAATATAGAACTAAGGGATAAAGAGCCCTTAGGGTAATAAAATTGATACAAGGAAGAGCTGGAAGTATCACAAAGTTCGCAAGTATTCTTTTTAGGAATTGGGTATTAGAAAATAATCTACAAGATGTAGTTTATATTACTAATCTCGTGCACGATGAAATTAATGTAGAGGCTCGTGACGATTATGCTGAATTAACAGCGCAACATTTAGAAAAATCAATGGTAGAAGCTGGATTAAAATGGTGTCAATTAGTACCATTAAAAGCTGATGCAATAATAACTGACCACTGGTGTCATTAATTTAATTAATAATAATGAGTAAGTTAGTAGAGTGCCCTAATTGTTTGGGTACAGGAGAAGAAGTAATTAAACAAAAGTATGCTAGACCTTGTAGATTCTGTAAAGGTATAGGTATGCTAGATGAAGAAATAGCAGAATCATTAATAGATGAAAAATTCTATGAAGACCTTTAAACAATAAAAAATGAGTAAAAGCTTAGTGCTGAATTTTGAAGTACTAACGAATTTTAACATTTCTGTTGAGGAATTCTTATTCTTATACAATATATCAGAAGATAAACCATTGTATAAGGAAAATATAGACTTAGAAAAACTACAAAAACAACAATTAATAAAAATAGTAACAGAAGACGAAGAAATAAAATATTTTTTAAGAGAAAAATCTATACAATTAATAGAATTTCTGACAATAGAGATGGAAGATTCTTTAGAGTCAAGTGAAAAAAATATAAAAAAATCAAATCGTGTTATTAACCAAGAAATAGCTGGAAGAATAGAAGAATTTAGAAACAAATGGAAAGGATTAAAATCTGGTTCTATGGGTAGTCAAAAATCTTGTCAATTGAAATTATTAAGATGGATGAAAGAAAATCCAAATTATACATTTGATGATATTTTAAAGGCAGCTAATATCTATTTAGAAAGTTTGAACGGTGACTACAGATTTTTACAGCGAGCTGATTATTTCATATTTAAACAGGAAAATAATCGTGAGGAATCTTCTAGATTATCTGCATTTGTAGATGAAATAGGGTTAACCAATAACGATGATTGGACTACAAATTTAAATTAATAATATGAAACATAACTTAAAGTAAAAATGAGTTTATACACAAGAGTCTACAATGAAATTGTAGATAGGAGAAAAAGGTTACTCAATGGGCAAATAAATTGCATCCCTTGGGGATTACCTAGATTTGAAAATGAACTACCTGGTATTGAACGAGGTAAGTATTATTTGATAACAGCGAATAGTAAGAAGTTATAACAAATAAAGTTATAAAATTAGCAGTTATAAATTAGGATTTCTAAATAATTTATTGTATATTTGTAATAAATATATAAATTATGAAGAAAATAACTAAAGATTATGATTGTAGTGGCATTTATTGCATAATAAACATTAAAAATGGTAAACAATATATAGGTAGTTCTAAAAATATTAAAACTAGATTATATAATCATTTTTATACATTAAAAAAATTAAAACATTCTAATATTTTATTACAAAATTCTTGGAATAATAATACAGAAAAAGATTTTAATTTTTATATACTAGAAAAATGTAGTGAAAATAAATTAATTATTAGAGAACAATTTTATATAGATGAATTAAAACCTTTATATAATATAACTTTACAAGTAAATAGAAATATTCTTAGTAAAGAATCTAGAATTAAACAATCTAATACAAGAAAAAAGAGAATTAAATCTGGTGAAATAATATTAGCTACTAAAATTATATATAAATATTCATTAACTGGAGAATATATATGTAAATATAATAGTCTAAATATTGCTTCATCTGAATGTAATATTTCTAAATCTTCAATATGTAGACATATTAATGGTACTTATAAGAAAGCTGGTAATTATTTATGGTCATATGATTATAAAGAATTTATTTCTCCTTATGAAAAAAGTACTAAAAATTTTATATATCTGAATAAAAAAGTTCAAATATTAGATTATATTACTAAAGAATTAATTATGGAATTTAATTCTTTAAAAGAATGTGCTAAATATTTTAAAACACATAAACCTAGTATAAGTCACGCAATAAAAGTACAACAAAAATTTAAAAAACAATATTTATTAATAACAATTTAATTGCTACGCTAGATGGTGACATCTAGATGATTAGCTCTTTAATTGCTGGAAACTCTAAGTATAAATTAAGACACATACAGTGTCTTTTTTTGTATATGACAATCAGCAGCGAAGACTTAGAAATAAGTAACGTTCAGAGACTAGACTCATAAGAGTCGTACACAATAAGTATTGTGGAAACGGGAGCCACCTCAAGTAGGTGAAGATATAGTCCGCTCTATATGGAAACATATAGCAGTCTAATACGACATTAGACGTATTTAATTTAACGAATTAAATAGAACATAAAGGAAAGTGGGTAGAATTTGCCCCTCTGGTTAGTAATAATTAGAGCAAACTCAGAATCCTAGAAATAGGGGTTAATTAATAAGTAAATGGAAAGAATAGAAGTAGGGGTAAACCCTAAAATGGGTGATTTTATATATTCATTAGCAGATTATGTTAGTTTTTACTATAAAGATGCTAGTGGTAATTGTAAACATTGTTATCTTGATAGCATGTCTAGTGTTTGTTATGTCTTAAAAGATGGAACAGAAAAAAAACGAAATGAAATAATAGATTTATTCAAAAAAATATTTGACATTAATTCAAAAGTAACTTTTGGTGTAAATTTAACAAGAATGGAATATATTAATATTCTTAAAAAGTATTTTACTTTAATATCTTGTGTTGAAGTTCCTACAGGATATGGGACAAATAACAAACAATATCATGCTATATTTTTTACTAATTCTGCAACTAGAGATGCTGGTGGTGTTTATAGAAATAGATTAAAAAAAGAAGGTGTAATTGTAAGTACTGAAAAACATAGAAAATCTATTACTTCTAATGATGTTCTTAATACAGCAATTACTGAAGCAGATATTAATAAGATATTGGCTTATAAAAGTAAATACCATTTACAAAAGTTTCTTAAAACCAAACTTTAATTAGCTAACGGGGAAACCCTTTATAACATAAATAAAAAAATAATAACAATGAAGAAAACTACAACAGCGTGTTGTGCTTTATGTCAAATTAATGATGTAAACAATAATACAACAATTGAAGAGTTACAATATGCAATTGACATATTAACTAATCAAAAAGAGAAAAATACAGAAGTTGGTATTACAACGGGTAATGGACAAACTGCAGTATTTGTTATAGCCTCTCCAGGAGAATTTACGTTAAGTAAAAACTTAAAAACATTAGGTTTTGAGCTTAAGCATACATTTGAGAGAAGAAAAGGTTATCCACCTGTTGGTGATTTGGAGATGTATATTAAAAATCTTTAACAATGAGAGATAATTACGAATGGGGTAAATCAAGATATGACTTAATTTATAAAAAGGGGGCAATACAAGAAATTAGAAGTGCCTGTTTTTCAGAACTTCGTCATATTAAAAGTAATCTATTAGAAAAGATAAAATTATATGATTTTAAATGCAAACTATCTATAGCTTATCGTAAATGGTATCTTAAATATATCTGTGATATGTTACAATTGGAAGAAGTAGAAATTACTGAAGACTATATAGTATTTAAAGCATATGATGATACGTATAAAAATATGTTAATTTTAACAATGTTTAGATTTTTATATGAGCAACTTGGTTACATTACACCAATAATTCAGACACATGAAGTATTTTTAGAGCCATTGAAAAATGGAGAATGTCCATATACAGATAAATTAGAAAGATTTTGTTACTTTTATAGTAAAATAGAAGCAAGAAAAGATTACTATTCAACTGGGCATTCTTGGTATCCAGAACATACTATTATTAAATCCACTGAAGATTTTTTAAATACTAAGAAATTTACTGGTGTTAATGATTTTTTTACTTATGAAAAAAATAAAGACAATCCCGTGCCGTCACTTAATAAAAAAGATATAAAATTTTTAATAGAATTATTAGAACAGAATGCACCATTTGGTGAAAAAATATGTTTTAATAAATATGGTAAACTAATATCTAAATTACAAAACGGTGTAGAGACTAAATAAAATTGAAATATATACAATGAAAAGAAAATATATGGGTAAATATACCAAAGAACAATTATCAGTAATAATTGGAATGGTATTAGGAGATAGTTATATAAGTAAATTTAGAGAAAAAAGAGCTAATTCATATTTAAGTACACAACATTCTATAAAACAACTAGAATATGTAACATATAAAATGAATTTACTTAAAAAATTAGGGTTTGAAGTAACAAAATTATATGATGTTTCTATATTATTTAAATCAATAAGATTTGATTGTAGAAACTCTAAGTTATTTAATCAGTTGCGTAAAACATTATATCCAAATAATAATAAGACTATAAAAAGAAAATGGTTGAATTATTTAGATGAAATAGGTTTAGCAATATGGTTTATGGATGATGGTTCTTTAACTAAAAGAGGTAAAAGTGGTTATTTATCACTTCATACTAATTCTTTTAATAAAGAGGAACATAATATAATAGTTAAGTATTTTAAACAAGTTTGGGGTATTACCCCAACTTTAAGGAGTACAAAAAGAAAGGATAGAATAAATTCTTTCTTTTTAACTTTTAATCCTAATGAAACTCGTAAATTTATAAAAATAATAAAACCATATATTTGTGATTCAATGTTGTATAAGGTAGATTTTATATGAAAAGAGTATCCTTAATATTAAGGATAAAGAGATAGTCCGAACTATATGGTGACATATAGAACCAAACAGAAATGATTTGGTTGTAAAATTAAACAAAATTAATAATAATGAAACTATATTTAAAAGATTATAAGAAAAAAAGAACTGTATCAGTAGAACAATTTTTACTATATTATTATGAAAATGTCTTAGGCTATGCTGGCACTAAAGCTACATATACGGATATTAAGTGTGATAAATTACAATGTTCTAGTGCAAAATCACGCTCTTTTACAGATATCTATTATTTAACTAAAACTTATTTTCCAAGACTTACAGAAGCAACATTTACTAAAAGTCTAGTAAAAGTGATGAGAAAGAAAGAATTTTCTCTAAAATTTTTATTTTGTAATGCAGCACAAAAAGTTGTAATGCATGCCAGTTTTGCTAAAAGTAATGATAAAGAAAGAAATTTTTTTGATAAGTTGGTATATGATTATAGTGGTTCTTTATACAAGCAATATAATATGAAAGGTAATGGTGATTATTCATTATTAGAAGTACTACAATTAGCTGGCTTTAAGAAAAAAATAATTGATAAAGAAATTGCACGTTTAATTTTACGATAACATAATTGAAAACTCAAATAGCTGATTGGCTATTTTTGTACAATACTATTCAACAAGTTATTGACAAATCTTTAAACATCAAATTAAAGATATTTTATTTTAGTTTAGAAATGTCTAAAGAAGAAAAGATGCTAGCATCCTTCTCTAATATTATATATATTAAAGAAGGTGTAAGAATAGCACCTAAAGACCTTAGAAGTACTAAATCAGATAAGATATTAAGTGAGGAGATTTTAGAGTTAATATCAAAATATAAACCATATTTCGACAAAATTGAAGAAATTGTTGAGTTTATAGATGATATTAGAAATCCCACAGGTATTTATAAGTTTGTTAGAAGTTACGCTATTGCAAATGGTGTACAACATAAGAAAACTATAAATATTAAGGGTACATTAACAGAAATTGATGATTACTATGAACCAAACGACCCTGAAGAGTACGTTATGGTTTTTATTGACCATATAAGTTTGATTTCTACCGAGGAAGAGGGGGGACAAAAGATGAATTTGCATCAATCTATTGTAAAACTCTCTTCAGATTACCTTATTAGATTACGAAATAAATATAAATACATTCCAGTTGTTATTCAACAACAAGCNTCTGCCCAAGAATCNGTAGAGAATATGAAAGTNGGAAGACTTAANCCNTCAATGGATGGATTAGGAGATTGCAAACTAACACAAAGGGATGCAAATGTTATATTNGGACTATTTAGTCCNTTTCGTCACGAATTAAGAGAATACCAAGGATATGATATTACCTNTTTNAAGGATAATATTAGATTTCTAGAAGTATTAGGTGGAAGAGAAGGTGGTGGAGGTACTGTATGTCCTCTGTTCTTTGATGGGGCAGTGAACTACTTTAAAGAATTACCAAAACCAATGGACCAAGAAGGGCTTAAAAGNGTTTATAGTTACATCGAGAGAACAATTAAAAAATAAATGGGAGAATTAGGAGAGAGAAGAAATGAAGGAAAATTAAAATGGTCTTTAGTAAGTTGGAAAGCTTTAGAACCAATGGTGAAAGTATTAATGTTCGGAG